TAAGTAATGCTGAAATTGGAGCAGTTCACGAATTTGGTAGCCAATCAAGAAATGTACCTCGTAGGTCTTTCTTATGGGTTCCATTAATTACTCAACTTCGCAAGCGTTTAGCTAAAATTGGAGATGATGTATTTAAAGCTTTATCAGAAGATAAGAGCCTAAAACCTGCTTATCAAAAGCTCGGTTTAGAAGCTGAAGCAGTAGTAGATGGTGGTTTTGCTTCCAATGGTTATGGTAGGTGGCAGGGTTGGACAGGTATGGATAAAAAGTCCACACGCTATGGTACTCGGATTACTAATGCAGCTCGTAGGGCTGTAGGAGCAGAAGGTCTTATTGGCCCAATCCGTATGTCTATTTTAGTTAGAACTGCACAACTTCGTAGATCTATAAGCTCAAGGGTATCTAACAAATGATCGCAATCACTAACGCAGCCTCAGTTGAAGATTTTCGCACTACTGCGGTAGATTTTCCGCGTATGGACGGAGCTATGGGTGGCTGGATGCAATCTATAGTTTTAGGTCTAATTATTACCTTTATTGACCCTTTAACAGGTAAAGCCCAAGAAAGTACTCGTTCAATCACTACTGCGGGTATTTTACAGCCTTTTAATGATGAAGACTTAAAAATCCTTCCAGAAGGCGATCGTTCATGGATTTGGTATAAACTTCATGCTTTACCTACTTTAGTCCTTAATACTAACGATAAAGTCAAATTACCCGATGGCAATAGCTACCGAGTAATGTCTAAACGCGATTATAGCNTGTACGGCTATGTTGAATACAACCTACAAGGAGATTATGTCACAGCCTGATACAATTTCCTTATTAGTTCAGCTTATTAGCCAGTCTTTGAACCTAGAAGAAGGTAGGGTTCGTAGGTACAATCAAAGGGCTAAACTACCCCAAATCGACAATTTATATATCGATATAGCCTATTTAACGGCTCATATCTTTGGTAATAATGCTCATGCGGAGACCGATCCTGTAACTGGTAATTATAACTGGGTACAGGTTCTTAACCGTAAAGAGACTTATGCCATCAACCTATTCTCTGTTAATTCTGATGCATACGATTATTTAAATCAGGTACTTTTTTGTTTTAAGTCCGATTTAGCTAATCAATTTATGGATCAGTACAATTTTCAGATTGCCCCCATAACATCCGATCCGCAAGATTTAAGCGCGGTTGAAGGGCCAGCGGAGCTGACTCGTATTCAATTTCACGTTACAATTTTACGCGGATACACTCAAACTACTACAATCAACTATTACGATCAATTTCCGGGAACCCCCGCCCTTATCACTCAGCCTTAAAGGATTCGCTATATGCCTACTCTCTCAATCAGTAATATCGTCAATGTCTCGGTTGCTTCTCCACAAGCAACACTTTCTAACTATTCCGTCAATAATCTAGCAATCCTTACTAAGGATGTACCTGTACAAAATTATGGTCATGGTGCTATTGTTGGAGCAGTTACATTATCAGGAACTTCTATTTCAGCTATTGCTGTAACTAGCGGTGGTTCGGGTTATACTACAGCTCCAGCTGTTATTGTAACAGGTGGTGGTAATGGTTCAGGTGCTATTGTTACCGCAACAGTAGTATCTGGAGTTATTACTCAATTCAATGTTATAAATGGTGGTACAGGCTATACATCAACACCAACCATTATTGTAGCAAATTCATATCAAATTTACTCAGATCCAATTTCAGTTGCTAATGACTTTGGTGGATCTAATGGCTCTGTTGAAACCACAGTAATGGCTCAAGCAATTTTTGCTCAAAGCCCAAACATTCTTTCTGGTGGTGGACAATTAATTATTTATGCGATGTCTTCTTCAGACACGCTATCAACTGCACTTACCGCATTATCACAACAAGTATATTTTGGCGGTTCTGTATGGGCAGGTTATTCACCAAGCACTTCAGAAATCGAAGCAGCTGCTACTCTTAATGAGTCTTTCTCACCACCAAGATTACTTGGTGTTTCCAGCGGATCTATTTCCGATCTTCAATCAGTAGCTGCAGGTGGTACAGGACTCTTTACTACAATTCAGTCTGCTACTCAAAAGCACTCGCGTATGATGCTTTATACGCCAGTTGATACATTCCTTGCAAACGGTTACATTTTAAATGCTCGTACTGCAATGGCTGCTTATATGTCGCGTTTAATGTCTACAAATTTCTATGGTACTAATACAACAAGTACTATGAATTTGAAGCAGCTTGCTAATATCCAAGTTGATCCAAACATTAGCCAAACAGTTCTTAACCTCTGTCAAACAGTTGGTGTAGATGTTTATTGTAACATCGCAGGATTACCAGAAGTTATTTCAACAGGCGGTAATGATTATTCCGACAATGTTTACAATTTAGGTTGGTTCGTTGGAGCTAACATGGTTGCTTTATTCAATGCTTTAGCTGGTACACCTACAAAGGTTCCACAGACAGAAGCAGGTATGAGCACTTTAAAAGCTGCTATGAATGGCGTAGCAGTACAAGCAGTTGCTAATGGTTTCTTAGCTCCCGGCGCATGGACTAATTCTTATACTATCGGTGATCCAGTTGCATTAAATCGTAATATCGCTTCAAACGGATATTACATTTATTCACAGCCAGTAGCTAACCAAGCTCCAAGTCAAAGAACCGCTCGCATTGCTCCACTTATTCAAGAAGCAATTAAATATGCTGGTGCAGTTCAATCCGTATCCGCTGTTATTTACGTCAATCCTTAATACTATCCTACCATGGCTTTTATTTCAGTCTCAGGTAATGATACAATCATTATCAACAATCAGCTCCTCACGGCTTTTGCCGATGGGGATAACGCTAAACTAACATTCCCTAACGAGCTTGTAACTGTTAAGCCCGGTAAAAATGGCAACACGCTATTTGCAACTATGGCTGCAGGTCGTCTTGGTGAATTTGTAATCAACCTTATCCGTGGTAGCAGCGATGATGCTTTCTTACTCACGCTTCTTCAGCAGCAAGAAAACGATTTACCATCATTCAATTTACTTGATGGCGTATTTGTAAAACGTATCGGTGATGGAAATGGTAATGTATCTAACGACACATATTCATTAATCGGTGGCGTATTTACAAAGCGTTTAGAAGCTACTTCAAATGTTGATGGTGATACAAAACAATCTGTTGTTGAATATCAGATCAAATTCTCTCAAGTAGGTCGTCAGATCACATAATTCTTTCCTAATCCCCAATCGCCATGAAAGAAGTTAAATTATCATCAGGTGCTATCCTCGGTCTGCAAATGGCAGATTTCGAGGATGGTACTGCATTATANCAAACCCTATGCGCGGAACTTGTAGGAATCCAAATTCCAATGCAAGCCACGGATTTAAAGTCCATGGCAAGCATGGATATTTCCGTCCTCAAAGATGGGTTTCTAAAACTGATGGCTTCAAAAGCCATTTATTCGCAGGTTTGGAAATGCATGAACAGTTGCACTTATGCACCTGCAGGAACAGAGGCTCCACTCAGAATCTTGAAAAACACGTTTCAAACGGAAGAAGCTCGCAAAGACTTTCTTCCAGTTGCGTGGGAGGTGTTATCTTACAATCTCGCCCCTTTTTTCGAAAGCCTCGGATCTCTGTTTCAGGCGCAAAGCGGAGTAGCAGTAACTCCTCAAGCGTAAAGATTGAGAGTGAATTACCACTCTCTACCTTTATTGCTCTCAGGCTTTCTAAAGAGGGTTATGGAACTCCTCTTGAAATCCTGCGGATGCCAACTGATTTAATTTTAGACACCCTACATTATACTATTGCATTAGCCGAATACGAAGAAACTTTAATACAACTTAATAAGGATAAATCATGACGATAGGCGAGCTACTTGTTAAGTTACGTTTTTCAATAACCGGTGAACAGAATCTATCTGTAATAGAAAACCGTCTTCAAACTGCCGGTAATCTTGCAGGTGCATTAGCTACACGTTTAACAATAGCTACTACTGCCCTTGGAGTAATAGCTTATAAAGCATTAAACGCTTCAGTTGCTTTATCTAAATTCCAGCAAGTAACAGGAATCTCTTCCAGAGATTTACAACAATGGCAATATGCTGCAGCCAAGTTTGGTGTAGCTGGTGATGAAGTAGCTACTACTTTTAAAAATATTGAACAGGCTCAAGCAGGTATTTCTTTAGGCGAAGGTAACATTGCTCCATGGCAATTACTCAATATTGATCCTAGACAAGACCCAAGAAAAGTTCTTCTTGATATACATGATCGCATACAAGGTATGCAACCCGCAATGGCTCGTTTTGTTACTAGCCAAATGGGTATTGGCGAGGATATGTTTGTTTTCTTAAGCCAAGCTAATATTCAATATGGCGAATTAAATAAGAAGTTTGAAGCTAGCGAAGAAGAGAATAAGCGGCTAATGAAATTAAATGGCCGTATAGAACAATTTAAAACTAAGCTTCTTGATTTAGGTATTAAAATATTTTCTCACTTTCAAAAGCCACTTGAAAAGTATTTAGATTATTTTGATAAATGGTTAGATAAATTAACTGATAAACAGATAGATCAATTTGCAGAATCTTTTGTAACTCTTGCTCAAGATGTCGGGTATCTTACTGCAGCTTTAATAGCATTAAATGCCGCAAGTTCTGCTTTTACTATTGGTACTGGATTATTAAAACTTTTAAGTTTCTTTGGTGGTGGGGCTGCTGCAGCAGCTGGTGGAGCTGCCGCCGCTGAAGCAGGAGGTGCAACTGTAGCGGGCGAAGTTGTTGTTGCTGAAGCTGGTGGTGCTGCAGTTGCAGGAGGATTGGCTGCAGCTGGATGGGCAATTATAATTCCATTAATGGTAGCCTATGCTGTCATGACTGCTAAAGCTATGAAATCCGCAGTAGAAGATAATACTTCGGGTCAATCATTAATGTATAATGCTAAAGTAGGATCTTTTAGTTCTTATAAAAATCCAGAATCAACTTCTCAGATTACAGTTAATGCTCCTATAACAGTTAATGGTGCAACCAATCCACAAGAAACAAGTAAAGCAATATCAGATCACATCACCAAAACTTTAGGCAGAGTTAATGTTCAAACTCCTCAAGGTTATGGTAAACCTGCAACACCTTAAAACTCATGGCTGATAATATAATACCTTCCGAAGAGCAGGGAATATTTGTAGGTCTTACAAATACACCTGAAGGTGCTGCTTTAGTTACTCCTGAAAATTTACCATTAGGCGTAGCGGGTTTTTTATTTGATATTGAGGGTGAAGATGTATTTGAACTTCGTTCTGATATTACTGACCACTATATTGAAGATAATACTACAGTACAAGATCAGTGGGGTCGTTTACCAGAACGCATAACTTTAAATGGTTACGTTGGAGAGCTTGTAGGATATTTATCTAATCCGAACCCACCAGTTACACAGAAAGGTGTTAAGCTTCCACTTCATGCTGCATTAATGCCTTCCATTGCTTTAGGTTTTGGTTTACCTGCATCTACTATTCCTGTTGTAGGTTCTTTTGTAGCTCAGATAGCGGGTAAAATTGGGGCTTCTGCTAATATTGCTCAACAAATTGGTAGCTTTATTACTTCGTCTCAGCCTTCAAATGTATCAGCAGTACCCGGCTTTGTAGCAGCCGTAGCAGCAAGTAGTAGTTTACCTTCATCAGTTACTAATCAACTTATTGCTTATACCTCTCAAGCAGTAAATGGAACTCCAGCAAACTCGGTTGGAAGTACCGTACCTTTTAGTGTTCAAACTACAAAAGGCTTAAAATCCAATTTAAAAAGCCAATTAACTTCTATGGCTTTCCAAGCCGTAGGCTCTTTATTTGGTGGTAGTGCTGCTAGTGCTCAAACAAAAGCTAATACTTTTGCTCAATCTCAATACGCGGCTAATTTCTTATTATCAGATCAGCCAATAACTACTCAAAGTAAAGCTGCAGCTTCTAATACTCTATATGAATATAATGGAGTACCAGCTGGTTTAAGTAAACAAGGTGCAGCTTTTGATTTCTTTTATCAGCTTTGGTTAAGTGCTCAAACGTGTTCTGTTGAAACTCCTTGGGGTATTATGAGCAATATGGCTATTGAAAATCTTCGTGTTACTCAAACTGAAGATAGTAAATACATATCAGATTTTTCAATTACTTTTAAAAAAATTAGATATGCAAAAAATGTAACTGTAAATTTTAATAATTTATCTGGCAGATGCAATAACATGGTTTCTGTCGATCAGCCAAATTCCAGCGCTAATGTTTCTTTAATTCCTGTAGATCTTGGTACAGTTCATTTTTAAATTCTATGAACGCATATTTAATTCAAGGCATAAATCAAGGTACTACTCAGAATTTCAATCTTTCCATTTCAGATGGTAGTATTGTTAATATGACCATTTATTATATTCCTCAGCAGATGGGTTGGTTTTATGATCTATCTTGGAATAATAATACTTCATCTATTACATTAAATGGTAGGCGTATTGTCTGTTCGCCAAATATGCTTAGACAGTATCAAAACAATATCCCTTTTGGTTTAGGTTGTTCTACCGCTGATAACACAGAACCTATGAATGTAACTGATTTTACCAGCGGCTTTGCAAAATTGTTTTTGTTAGATGGTGTTGGAGTCTTTTATATGGAATCGAATTATTACGCTCCACATGATTAGTAATAATCCTACATATACTTTATCTATAGAATGTGGGCCATATAAACCTGTTATTGGAAGTCCATATCGTGATGCTTCACAAACTGTAACTATCCAGTTACCGATTACTTGTGAATTTGAAATACAAAGACAATTTTGGGGTAGCTCACAAACTGCTACTTTTACACTTTATAATTTAAAAGAAAATACCCGTAATCTTTTATATCACGATCAGTACGCTTATTTAGATAGAGCTAATATTCAATTCAAAGCTGGATATAATGGTCAAGAGGTTTTGC